GATGTTGTCATTGATCCCGTAGCAGGTTCTGGTTCAACTTTAAGGGCTGCTATTGAGATGAATAGGTCAGCTTATGGATTTGAAATCAAGAAAGATTTTTATAAGGCTGCACAGGAGAAAATGCTATCGTCATTTCAAATTAGCTTAATTTAAAACAGGAGGACAATATGGATAAAAAACTTATTGGGTTAGACTTAACCCACATTGCCGATGGAGGATTACAGGAGAAACTAGACAAAGAGCTTGAAAAAGTCTTTGATAACATCCTTGACCTTAATACCGATGCGAAAGCAAAACGAAAAGTGACTATCACGCTTACGATGTCAGCTAATGAAGAGCGTACAGTGGTTGATACTACCATGGAGGTAAAATCAAAACTTGCACCTCAAAACGCGGTAGCTACAACAATTCTTGTTGGGCGTGATTTTGATACAGGCCAAGTGCATGCTAACGAGCTGAAAAGTACAGTACCTGGTCAAATGTATTTTGACGAAAATGGGGAAATTCTTACTGATATTGGGCAACCAGTGGCAGAAATTGAACAACAGACAGAAACAAAACCAGATATTATTGATTTCAACAAAAAGAAAGTAGGTAACTAATATGACAACAGAAAATCTTAAAGCAGCATTGGAATACGCAGTAGAACTAAATGAGTGTGGATTAGAAATTTTAACAGCTGCAGATGGCACAGAGTATTATGATGCCAACAAATTCAACCTCAAAGAACTTGACCCTAAACGCTATCCTAAAACTCTGGAGCTATCAACCTTGACAAGCCTTGTTGACTATCTCAAAACAGACCTAAACAATTTGAAAAACCAACGCTTGATTGTAGCAGTTGAGAAAAACGACGAGGTGTGCGTTTGGTCTGAAAATGATGAGCTCGAACATCGCACATTGCTTGTTGATGTTAAGGCACGCATCCCAGAGCTATCTTTTGGCCGTTTCCTATCATCAGAACAGTTCAATATCATGTTGCAATCAAACTTTATTGACGATAACGATCGTGGCACATTGCTAGAATTTGCTAGCGCATTGAAAATTGAGAATGGGGCTGAAATTGAAGATACCGGAGTATATCAAGTAGCAACAGTTAAAACAGGGGTGGCAAGTCTTGCTAAAGGAAAAACACCTAATCCAGTTACATTGCGCCCATATCGTACATTTAGCGAGGTCGAACAACCAGCAAGCCTATTTGTCTTTAGGATTGATAAGCAAGCCAATATGGCTTTATTTGAGGCAGATGGCAAGCGCTGGGTAGCTGATGCGGTAGGAAACATTGCAGCCTATCTAAAAGAGCAACTAGCAGACCAAAAACATATCACAGTATTAGCATAAGAGAGGAAAAAAAACAATGACTAAAGAAACTAAAAACGCAGTATCAGCTGAAACTATCGTAGAGAACTTGAAAGAATTTGCGGAGACATTACACGATGAGTGCAAAGAGGCAATGCTCTACTATCTTTCAGCAAAGAATGCGAGTAAATTTAAAATAGCTAATATTATGCATAATATTAGTCATGATTTGCTAGATATCTTAGACGGAAAGAGTGCTAAAGAAATTCTTGATGAATCTGGTGAGGAAGATAGCTCTTTTGTTGGTTCAATCGCTATCAATGTAGAAACTGGGAAAGTTGAGGGGATTGATGACATCAAGGACACCAAAGTAAAAGAACAGATTTTAGCAGCTGTAAGTAAAGTGGTTGAAGAGTTAGGCGGTAATTAGATGATCTTGTTTCTGAAATTGATGGTTATCAGCGCTTGCTTACTCCTTGCTATTCTGATTTTCGTTGCTGGTCATAAAACCTACAAAGAGGGGAGAGCGGACAAGGTGGTTTGGTTTATCTTTGATGTTTATGCTATCGCTTTGATTTATACAGTAATAAAGATTTTGGAGACATGACATGAAAAATAAAAATCGAGTTGGACTGTTTTGCGCACTTGTTGCTTTGTCGCTATCAATGCTAAATCTAGGTTTGATAATCTCTAAAAATCGCTATAAACCGCAGGTGGTCAAGCTGGAGCAACAAGTGGATGAATTGAAAAAAAGAAAACCAGTCATTATTTATCAAGTTGATAATGCTGGTGGTGAGCTTATCGGAACAGTCACAGAAAAAGCTATTGTTGATGGGCATTATACAGTCACAATTGGAGCTTATGGCAAGTTTCTTGTTACGAAAGAACAGTATGAGAGTATCAATGTGGGCGACGATGCCCCAGGCTATTTGAAGAAATGAGGAAATTAAGATGAGTGATTACAAACAACGGATGATCGATGAATACACACAATTAAAAGAGCGCGCTAACAAGTTAAGTTTGATGATTAGTAACTATTACGTAGGAACACTTGATTTTAAACTAAAATGTCCTATTGAGTTACTTGAAACACAACATTATACAATGTGTGCATATCTCAAAATCCTTGAACAGCGCGCAGAAATTGAAAATATTGAGCTTTAAGGTAATCAAAATGAAATTTGAATTTTCTTTACCTCGAAACACTAAGCTAAAATCTCTAAATATGGTTATCAACAGTAATGACAGGCAACATCAAACAGATAAAGCTAAAGTTACTAAGCGTATTAGAGCTTTTGCTTATTGGCATACATCAATGAACAAGGATAAAGGGAGGGCTGCTTTTAGCCCCTCTAACCCTTGTGAGGTTACAGTTACAATTTACAGCCCTACTAAGTCTAAATTAGATCCGCCTAACTTGTACCCAACAGTCAAAGCTATCATTGATGGCATGACTGATGCGGGTATTTGGACAGATGATAATCATAAGGTTATCAAAAAGCTGTCATTTGTTTATGGTGGTTTGAGTGAGGAGAAAGGGCATTATAGATTAGCTTTTGATATAGAGGGAGTGGAATAAATGACAAAAATCAGATTACAAAATCCGTACTATGATGAAACTATCAAAGTAAAAGAGAGTTGTAAGCATATATTGAACCGCATAGAGGATCTTAATTTTGGGCATATATGTTGTATTCAACTACATCAGATTGAACCAGAAGAAAGATTTATCACTATCAATCCGAAAAACTTTGCAAAGATTGAATTTTATGAGGAGGATTTGGGATGATACCAGAGTTTAGGATGTGGAATAGAATTACATCACAATTACATCTTGTTGATGGATTATACTTCGATGATGAAAAAGTGGAATATGTAGATAATGATGACGCAATAAGGTTCGTTAACTTTAAGAACATCGAACTCATGCAATCAACAGATATGGTTGATAGGGATGGCAAGATTATCTTTGAAGGCGACATAGTCAAAATGTCAAAGGATGTCTATTCTGAGCCAACTTATTACGAAGTTGTAAGGCATCGAGGAGGAGCGTATCGTCTTGAATCTAATCAACACGGATGTGAGTTGTGGCTACGACATACTGATTGCGAGGTTGTGGGGAATGTATATAAAAACAAGGAGTTACTAGATGCCTGATGTAGAATGGATCATGGAGAATTGCCATATGATGCGCGACAATGGTTGTTGGGGAGGAGAGAAGCAGATTTCCTACGCTAGTCCAGATGGGCAGTACACGTATTACGTGAACAAGCGCAAAGATGGAACCTATTATTTACATGGAGCTTGTAAGCATTATGGCAGGACGTAGATGGACAGACGATGAGGTTGATTATTTGGAGTGGTATGTCTTGTCCGGAGAAGAACAGGATTTAACACAGGCTTGCGAGTTTTTGGATAGAAGTTACAAAGCGGTTCGGTCGAAATTAGCCAAGCTTCAGAAATATAATCCTAACTTGCAATTTAAGCCCAAATGGTCAGAAACAGATGATAGCTATATCCTAAAATACTACCAACGATTTTCGTACAAGACCTTGGCTCGTATCTTGGGACGAAGTGAGAAAGCCGTTCGAGACCGCGTCCAAAAATTAGGAAAACGAAAGATTTTAGACTTGACTACATTTCACAAAGATGTAGTTTCACTAGCCAATCAAGGTATGGCTGTAAAAGATATTGCTAAAAAATTAGGATTGCATTATAACCAGGTATATTACTACTTGAACAAACATCAGATTACTTACAAAAAGCGAGAGTTCAGAAACCAAAGTGACAATCTTGCTTGGAGAAATTTGAATGACATAGTTTTTATGAGAAGGAGTTAAAATGAAAGAAAAATCTTATGAACAAATTTTGGAAGAATTTAACGATGTTGATAAAATCAACAACCCTAGCCATTATAAGGGGAAATTCGGGCTTGAAGCCATTGAAGTTGTTAAGAATTTTGCTTTTGGATTAGAAGGAGTAGAAGTATTTTACTGGGGCAACGCAATCAAGTATTGGTTGATTGAGGAGATGGAAAATGGATTATGAACAACCACTAACCAAAAGACAATGTGAATTATTCGCATTCATGCTAAGGCAAAAACGAAAAGATAACAAGCTTACTTTGAAAGAATTAGGAAACAAGCTAGGCTATTCAACTAAAACAATCTCAAATTGGGAGAATTTAAAAGCCGTGCCTGATTTATACAATGTTGAAGACGTAGCGACTTATTTCAATCTGCCTATGAATATTTTTCTAGGAGAGGGGTGATACATGACTGATGACGAAGAAAAAAATAGAGCGCTTGTCAGTTATCCATCGCAGGGAAATTAATTGGCTCAAGTGGTATTTTTTGAGAGATAAGAAAAATCCTCAAAAAACAATCTTGGAGCAAAAGATTATAGTTTCTCATATCAAAAATGATAGGCTTGAAGCTAAGTTTTTAACCAACTTAAAAAAATCAACCGAAGATTTTATAGATGGATCTGATCCTAAATATTTGCGGGCAATAAAAGAGGTTTATATTTACGAGAATATGAATGTCATTGGAGCTTGTCAAAAAATCCTATTTTATAGTCCAACTCAAGCCTATGTATTACTTAATGCATGGTTTAACGATTATTTTCGTGCGACTTACACAGAATTACTTAAAAATGCAATTTTAGATAAAGAACCGTAAAAAAACCAAAGCTTATGTATCTATAATCAAGATATATAAGCTTTTTTTGAAAGGAAAGATATGGACAATTTACAAATCGAGTATGTAGACATTAAGACAGTAAAGCCTTATTACAGGAACGCTAGACACAATGACGGAGAGGCAACAGAGAAAGTTGCTGCATACATCAAAGCTTTTGGATTTCAGCAACCTATCTTAGCGGAAGTAATAAGGTTGATAGAATTGCGGTAAAAATGGCAGATGGTACTATTCGTCAATATCAGCGCATAGGAAAAGATGGTATAGCAACATGGCATAATTATGGGCTTCCAGAACATCATAAAGGAGCATCATTTTCAAAAGCTTTGGAAAATGCTAGAAAAAACGGAACAATCGTCAAAGAGTTAAATAAAGCTCAGACTCGTAAAATCGACAAGAGAAATCAAAAAGATATCAAGGATTGGCGAGCAGAAGTAGAAAGAAGAAAAAACTCATGGGCATTATTAGGGACAGGAACACTAAATAGGCATGGGAAACAAGTCAAACATAGAGCTCTAGCAGGGAAAGAAGATTTCTTGATTTCGTTTAATGAATGGAAGCGACAAAACGGGAGGTAAATAATGGGAGGTCGTGGAGCGAGCTCTGGAATGAGCGACAAAAAGAAGATATATGGCACAGAGTATGAAACAGTACATAAAGTAGGCAATATAAAATTTGTTACTCAAAATGAGCAAGGGTCACAAAAGTCCCCAATGGAAACGATGACAAAAGGTAGAGTTTATGTGCTCATCGACAAGAACAAAAATGAACCCAAGAGTATTGTTTATTTTGATGCAAAAAATAAGCGTAATAAGCAAATTGACTTAGATCATGTGCACAAAGGCATGAAACCACATACTCATCATGGCTATAATCATGCAGAATATGAGAAAAGTAAAAAGGGTGCATCCAATTTGACACCAAAAGAGCGTAAACTTGTTGAAAAAGTCGAAAAAGAGTGGTATAATCACACTAAGAAACGTAGGGAGTAGTATATAGGGATTGCGCCTTGATGGAGGAGATTCCGGTTCGAATCCGGGCTACTACGTTACATCTTAGCCCCTTAATTGGGGCTTTTTTTGTTATCTAAATTACAAACAGCGTAAAACATCCCCTTTTTTAACATATACAATGAAATCATAAGTATAAAATACTTGTGATTTTTTTGTTTGAAAGGAGGGTGGAAATTGCCTAGAGATGGAACTAAAAATTTAACTCCTATGAGCAAACGAAGTTTGGAGGAACAGAAAGAACTCCAAAGAAAAGGAGGTAAAGCATCTGGCATAGCAAGAAGAAAAAAAGCTGATCTAAAAAAAGCATTTGAAACCCTCTTATCTTTGGATGTGACGGATAGTAAAATAAAGAAACAACTTGAAGAAATGGGTATGGCTGGCAACAATGAGGCGTTACTGGCCTTTGCAACCTTTCAGCAAGCTGTAAAAGGCAATCAGAAAGCGACTGAGAACATAATCAAGCTGACAAATACTAAAGATAAATACGATATACAAGAACAGAAAGAGCGTATTAAAGCACTCAAGCATGAAAATAGAGAGCGTGCTGAAGCTGAGAAAGGCTCAAGTGAAACTATCGAGATAGTGGATGCATGGGCTGAAGATGTGAGGGGGGCAACAGATGACCTTTAATGTCCAGAAGAACATCAACCCTCATTTTAAATCGGTATGGGTATCTAGATTACCTTACAATGTTTTGAAAGGCGGGCGTAACTCTTTCAAATCGTCGGTTATCGTGTTGAAGTTAGTCTATATGATGCTGAGGTATATCAGAGTTGGAGAAACAGCCAATATAGTTGTTATTCGTAAGGTGGCCAATACAATTCGAGATAGTGTTTTTAATAAGGTTTTTTGGGCTTTGAACTTGTTTGGCATGGGTAACAAATTTAAAAAAACAGTAAGCCCGTTTCAAATCATACACAAAAAGACAGGCTCGACATTTTACTTTTATGGTCAAGATGATTTTCAAAAATTGAAATCAAATGATATTGGTAACATCATAGCGGTTTGGTATGAGGAGGCTGCTGAATTTAGTAATCAAGAGGATTTTGACCAATCCAACGTAACATTTATGCGACAGAAACACCCACGCGCTAAGTTTGTACAATTCTTTTGGAGTTACAACCCACCTAGAAATCCATATAGTTGGATCAATGAATGGTTTGAAAGTATCAAGACGAATAAGAACTATCTAGCTCACTCAAGCACCTATCTTGATGATGAACTCGGATTCGTTACTGATCAGATGCTAGAAGATATAGAGCGCATCAAAGAAAATGATTACGACTATTACAGATATCTATATCTAGGTGAGGCAGTCGGATTAGGTAACAACGTGTATAACATGAGTATGTTTCATCCATTGGATGCTTTGCCTAGTGATGATAGGTTGATAGGTATATCTTTTGCGCTAGATGGCGGACATCAACAGTCAGCAACCGCTTGTTGTGCTTTTGGTATCACAGCAAAAGGTAAGGTTATCTTACTAGATACCTGGTATTATTCACCCGCTGGGCAAGTGGTCAAGAAAGCGCCTAGTCAGCTATCCAAAGAGATATATACTTATATACGCTCAGTTATTGAAAAGTACAGAGTACAAGCCTTACAATACACAATAGATAGTGCCGAGGGAGCGTTGAGAAACCAGATGTTTCTTGACTTTGGTTTGAAATGGCATCCAGTCGCTAAACTTAGAAAAGTGACTATGATTGACAGTTTTCAATCTTTGCTTGCTCAAGGTCGCTTTTACTATCTCAACACCGAAAACAACAAGATATTTATTGAAGAACACAAGATGTATCGTTGGGATGAAAAGACTATCAAATCTGACAATCCTAGCGTGATTAAAGAAGATGACCATACATGCGATACCTCACAATATTTTGTCTTAGACAATGCGAAATTGTTAGGTTTGCGTGTTGGTAATGTATAGAGGAGGGCAATCATGAGCCTATTTCAGAAAGTAAAAGACTTTTTTAGTCGAGGGAGGTATTACATGCAGACATCAAACCTTAATAGTATTTTGGAACATCCAAAAATTGCAGTGACTCAAGAGGAGTATGATCGGATCAAGAGAAATCTAGTTTACTATCAATCAAAATGGGACGATGTTCAGTATAAGAACACAGATGGAGATATCCAATCTCGCCCAATGAATCACTTGCCAATTGCAAGAACAGCATCGAAGAAGATTGCTAGTTTGGTTTACAATGAACAAGCGACCATTACGGCAAAAGATAGCACTTTGAGCAAATTTTTAGATGATATGCTAATCAATGATAGATTTAACAAAAACTTTGAGAGGTATTTAGAGAGCTGTTTAGCGCTCGGTGGGCTAGCAATGCGCCCTTATATCGATGGGGATAAGGTCAGAGTGGCATTTATTCAAGCTCCTGTATTTTTTCCGCTAGAAAGCAACACGCAAGATGTTTCAAGTGCTGCAATCCTTACTAAGACTATCAAATCTGAGGGTCGTAAGAACGTTTATTATACACTTGTCGAGTTTCACGAATGGGTAACAGCAGACGGGCAAGAAACAGGCAGTACAAACGATAAGAAGTATTATCGCATTACAAATGAGCTATACAGATCAGATGTGAATGATGTGCTTGGTCAACGTGTGAACTTGAGTGAACTAGATAAGTACAAGGATTTAGAACCCATAACAGTCTTTGAGAACTTATCAAGACCGCTATTTACTTATCTAAAAACTCCAGGCATGAACAACAAAGATATCAACAGCCCTCTTGGATTGTCTATCTTTGATAATGCAAAGACGACTATTGATTTCATCAATCGCTCTTATGACGAATTCATGTGGGAAGTCAAAATGGGGCAAAGGCGCGTGATTGTACCAGAGCATTTGACACAAAGACAACATCAACGGCCAGATGGAACAATAGATTTTAAACCACGGTTTGATGTTGAACAGAATGTTTATATGCAGATTGGCGGATCTAGCATGGATGCTGGTGGTATTACAGACCTTACCTCACCAATCCGAGCAGATGATTATATCCTTGCTATTTCTGAGGGATTGAAACTCTTTGAAATGCAGATTGGTGTATCAAGTGGGATGTTTACCTTTGATGGCCAAGGAATGAAAACAGCAACTGAGATTGTAAGTGAGAACTCAGACACTTACCAAATGCGAAATAGCATTGTTGCACTTGTTG